TACACAGCAGGAAGGCATACAAACCTATTGGATAGCTATTCAGATAATTTAAAAGCATATTTTGCTTTTGGAGCATTGGATGCTACTTCAGGACTTGCAGACACAGATAGCACCATATATGATAGAAGTGGGAACAGTGTACATGGTACAACTTCTGGTACTGCCACAGAAGACTTAAAATCACCACCAAACGCAGAACCTAATGGGTATAGCAAAAGTGATACTAATAGAAGTAATAATACACCTTAAAGGAAAATAATATGAGTGAAGAAATAACAAATAGATGGTCAGATGACTATAGTGGTAGATGGGCAGGTAGGGCATATATGATTGTGCCTGTAGCTGATATTGATTCAGCAGATGCTCCTACAGATTCAAAAACAATCGCACAGATAAAAGCATGGATGGATAGCTATGGCTATGAATATACCTCGGATATGAGCAAATCAGACCTATTACAAGCCATTCCTGTATCTAATGCGTTAATAGATAATGCAATACAAAGTGGTAAAGACACACTACGCAAGAATAACGGAGATGATGGAGATAGTTCTAAAGCACTACTAAAGTTTGCTTGTGATAATGATGCAGATAATGATCCTAGCGTATTCAGTTCTTACGATAAACTAAGCCATTCTCAAGTAATGTCAGTATTGGCTGGTAGTGAGTGGACATCTAGTATTGAGTAAAAGTAAATTTAACTTATGAATGAAGATTTAAAAGATTATATATCTATAGTAGTATTTTTAATAATTGTGCTTGGCGGTTTAGTACTGATTGGAAGTTGTGATGGTGGTTGGTCAGTAGCTGGATATGAGGTATGAGCGATGAGAAGACGTACAGGTCAGTCGGTATGGCAAAGATTGATGATAATTTTCGTATCAGTCTTAACATTAAGTGGCTTGGTCAAATTATTGTCGGAGTTGGCATCCTTGTTATGGGATACTTACGTATTGAAAACAGGATTGGAGAACTTGAGCGAAGAGTTGAACTTGCTGATACCAACATTGAAGACCTTGTAAGTAAGCACATAGAAGAAGAAGATAAAAAAATAACACAAATGCAAGAACAATTAGAATGGTATCAAACAGAATTAAATTTAAATCCTTTATCATGGGGAAAGAAAAAAAGAAAGAAAAGAAAGTAATCTTAACAGAAGATGATTTCAATCATAACTATTTTATAAATCGTGAAGTGCGGAGAAAAAGATAATGGAATTTATGGAGATTTACGCAGAAGGGGGTATGATCGCTGTCGTAGGGGCTTTGCTAGTGTATATGGTATTCTCTATGAACAAAAGAGGGTCTGTGCAGGAAGAAAATTTAAACGACCTAAAGACAGAAAATAGAGGTCAAAGTGAAACACTTGAAAACATGGAAGGTATGGTTATTAAGCTTATTAACCGCTGGAATCAGAGTGACGACAAGCTTGACAGGAAGTTTGATTCAATTACGAAGGAAATTAATGATTTGGACAATCAAGTATCGGAAATAAAAGGTATTATAAGTAGGTTAAATGGAAAACACTAAACCAATATCAGATAGTAGTAGTTTAAGTATATCGTTGCCAATGATTGTTCAAGCAGTTACATTTGTTGTTATGTTAGTATGGGGATATAGTCAATTAAATGCTCGTATATCTTTTTTAGAATACCAAGTAGCTATGAATGAAGAGCATATTACCAATATAGAGGAAGACGCTGAAGCTAATCAAGATGCTGAAATACCTGCTGATATAAAACAAAATGAAAGAATTAAAGTGCTAGAAAAAGAAATAGAGAGACTTAGAGATAAAGGAGAGATGTAATGCCAAAAAAGAAAGATTCAAGATTAGCTAGAGCAGGAGTATCTGGATTTAATAAACCTAAGCGTACTCCAAATCACCCTAAGAAATCACATGTAGTGGTAGCTAAAGTTGGTACAAAAATAAAAACAATACGCTTTGGACAGCAAGGTGTGAAAACAGCAGGTAAACCAAAGGCTGGTGAATCAGCTAGACAAAAAGCAAGGCGTAAGTCATTTAAAGCTCGTCATGGTAAAAACATTGCTAAAGGTAAAATGTCAGCTGCTTATTGGGCAGATAAAGTTAAATGGTAGGAGAATAGTATGAATAAGAAAGTAAAAGCACCAGCAGGATATCACTGGATGAAAGCTGGTAGAGGATTTAAGTTAATGAAGAATCCTAGTGGTGGTTATAAAGCACATAAAGGTGCTAGTTTAATGGCATCATTTAAGGTGCAAATGAAACACAAGAAAAAGTAATGGCTACTAAATCTGCAAAGAAAACAAATGAAAAAATGTGGAAACGCATTGTATCATCTGTTAAGTCTGGCAGTGCTGGGGGTAGACCCGGACAATGGTCTGCTCGTAAAGCTCAGATCGCTACAAAGCGTTACAAGAAAAAGGGTGGTGGGTACAAAGGTGCTAAATCATCAAGTAATAGTTTATCTAAATGGTCAAAACAGAAATGGGATTATGTCAGCAAGGGAGATGAAAAAAAGCCAAGAGCTAAGAGAGGTCGTTATTTACCTGAATCAGTTAGGAAAAGTCTCAGTGCCTCTGAGCGTGCGGCTACCAATAGGAAGAAGAGACAAGCTTCTGCCAAGGGTAAGCAAAAAGCTAAATATAGTAAGAAAGTAGCAAGAAAAGTAAGAAGGTCGTGAAGTTGAATACAAACATATCTGTTGAAAATATTATAACTATCTTTACTATGATATGTGCCGTTACATTGGCATTTGGCTTTATGAAGTATGATATAGATGCACTAAAGAAAGAATTAGAATTTAAAGCAGATAAAGAATTAATAGCTTACAAACTAGATGTAATGATGGAAGACATTGCAGAAATAAAAGAAATACTAAAGGAGAAAAAATAATGGAATGGTTATCGTTAAGTAATGCAGCATATTTGGCTGCTATTTTAATTGGTGGTTACATGAGTGTAGTTGCTGTAAAGTGGAGACCTATCTTAAAAGAATTTAAAGAAGTAGCTGAAAGATATAATGAAGCTATGAAAGATGGTAAACTTAGTGCAAAAGAGAAGCAAGAAATTGCAAAAGAATGCATGGACATCTTATCTGTAGCAATTAGAATGGTATGGGGAAAGTAATTGCCAAAAAGGCTATACCAAATAAAAGATTTTTCAGGGGGACTGAATAATCTAAAAGACCCTGCCGACATAGCAGATAATGAAGTTGCAGATGTATCTAATCTAACCTTTACAAAACAAGGTGCGATTGGCGGTGCATTTAATATGAAGACCTCTAGTAATTATCTAGGGGATGCTTATCAAACAGCCGCTGGTGATCATATAGATCATTTAGAAGCTGGTTATGGATTGGGTTATTTTGAAACGGATCATGCTGTTGCAGACAGTGTTACTAGATCTTTAGATATAACTGGTAATAGTGCAAGTAGCGGTCAAGGATTTACTTTTGTTTATGTAACATCAACTCAAAGAATTTATTTAGTTGCTCAAAGTGATGGTAATGTAAAGCAAAATCCTGATAGTGGTAGTAATGCATCTGCTGGGACTCAAATTAATCTTCATAATTGGTTTCCAACTGGAACTGAAATATTAATATCTGGTTCTACTTCCGGTACTGGTGGAGTGAGTATAACTGCTGGGTCTATGGATGGTATCTATACAGTAGTAGGTGGTAACGGTTCAAATATTGTGTATTTAAATAGACCTCCAAATAATATGATATCTACTACTTTAGGTGGTCTTGCAGAAGGTGATAATATTCTTTATGTAACAGCAGTAGTATCCGGTATTCCTTCTGGGGATAAAGTATTATTGCTTGCTCATCCTGATGAACATAAAATAGATGTTCACTCAACTCAAAAAGGTGGATGGACAACTGATGTTATTACACTGCAATCTTATGATGATGACAATACTAATAGTAAAGTTTTATATCATAAATCAGAAGATTCTATACGTTGTTTTGATACTAATTTAGATACTAATGGTAGGGTTAAATGGTATGGTTGGATATCTAGGCAACACTTTGCATATCCGGGTAATCAATATACTTATGAGTATAGTGGTTATTATGCAAAAGATAACGACCTTAAACCACCTTCATTTGGTCAATATGAAAAAGATAGCGGTACTTCTTTAGCTTATCCTACTGCTGGGCTAGGATTTAATTTAAAATGCTTTTCTTCTAGTAACGAGGGATTGATAGAAGAAAAAACATACGAATTTGCACAATCATTTGTGTATGATGGCAATCAAGAAAGTTTATTAAGTCATTATAATAAACTAGATAATTCACCTGTATCAACTTTAGATACAACTTTATCAGCTACTGCATTTAAAAGCCTAAGCGTACAAATAGGAGCTAAGGGGGCTTATGACCCTAGAATATCTGGTGGTAGAATATACATTAGAGAGTCAGGTACTGATGATGAATTTAACCTGTTATTAGATATTGACCTTACAAAAGGTGCAAGAACAGATCTATCTGGAGATTTTACACCTTGGAAGTATGCATCTAATAACTCTGAGTTTTATATTGGAGATTCAGTAACAACATATTTAGATGTTGATTCTTTAAGTTTCTTAACATACGAAACTATAAATGGTTATCCATCTAATATCTTTTCAAATCATATTGGTGGTATTGGTGAGACATATAAAGATTCAGTAGTATCAAATAGTAGGGTATTTGTTTGTAATACTAGAATTAAAGATGAAAATAAGGGACAACATAATATATCAGGATTAGCTGGTGAAGCAGATGTTACTCATTTTCCTGATAGGATTATGTATTCTATGCCCAATAGATTGGATACTTTTCCTTCATTTAATTTTATAGAAGCGGCTAAAGGAGATGCTGATTCGTATACAGCTATAGAATCATTTGCTGATAGATTATTAGCCTACAAAAGAAGAAGCTTAGATATTATTAATATATCTAGTCCTAGCGATGCTAATTGGTTCTTAGAAGATAGTAAGAACTATATGGGGGTAGAGTTTCATGGTGCAGTTGTAAAGACTCAATATGGTGTAGTTTGGGTAAATAAACAAGGGTTATATTTTTATGATGGTTCTCAGATAAGAGACTTATCAGAAAATAAAATAGATGACAATACTTGGTATACCTTCGTATCTACAAACTCAATGATTATATATGATGAAGCTACTAGCTTAATATATGTAATTAAGAATTGTGGTGGTGATGGTGATGCTTATATGTATGATTTAAAGAAGGGTAACTTTACATTTTTAAAAGATTTTGCACATGACAACATTACAAATGTAGTAGATACTAGTTTTTCTGACACTCCAAATGTTTTAGTGGGCACTATAGAAGACGATGGCGGTAATCGTACAAAATTCTATCAAGTACATAGATCTTTTCAAGCTGTATCAAATGCATTGTTTCAAACAAAAGATTTTGATTTTGGTAATGCATCTAGGGTAAAAAAAATATATGCAGTATATGTTACTTATAAATCAAATGATGCATTAACAGGTTATTTTACTTTAGAAGAAGATGATGGTACATCACATGCATTAAGTGGTACTGTAGCTACAAATGCTACTAATTATGCTACGGTAAAACTAACTCCTAGTTCTCCTGTTACTTGTAATAAAATATCTGTAAAGCTTGATACTAGTTCAAACTCTAGGAATGTAGAAATAAACGATATAAGTATTGAATACAGAGAAATATATAAAAGATCTGGCTAATGATTAGAGAAGCAAGAAGAACACAAAATTCTAAACAAGATAAGATACAGGTAGTTAAATCACAGCCATCTGTTAACTCACTTAGAGAAGGTCAAGAAGCTATATATATATCTAAGTCTAACAGACTAGAAAGATATAGAAAAGAAAAAGGTAGGTTATGGGTATCTTACATGGATACTGATAATAACTATACTGTAAACAAAGATTTAAATGTAGGTGGTGCTTTAACTGTAGATACTTTAGATGTTAAATCTAAAATAACAAGTTATAAAATTATTCCACATAATATGCAAGTAGACATTAATACAGATGAAACATTTTTACCTTGGTTTGGAATAAAACAAGGATCTGATTTAACAGGGGTTTCAACTTCTTTTTTAGCTCCTTATTCAATGACATTAAATAAAATAATGTTTAGAGCTTCGGCTATAACTTCAAACCCAAGTGCTAATTTAGCTGTTAAATTATACAAGATGGATGATGGTGATGCTGTAGCTGATGTAGTTTCAAGAGCTACTTACCTACCTGATTTAGCAGGAGATACTTTTTTTGTTGTAAACGAGTCGGATTTTGATAATAATCCTAAATTTGAAATGGGTGATAATTGCGGTATTTCTATTGAGGCAGTTTCGGATTATGGAGGTACAATAGTATGGAAAATCACATCGGTTTGGAAAACAGAAATACTTATTTAATATGTGTGTTATAACATATTTATTCTTAAATTCAAAGGAATTTTACCATGAACAATCCAAATAATTTATTAAACATGATGCAGACTGGAGGGCAAGCTAGTTCTGCTGGTGGAGCTGCTCTTGCTAGGGCTTTACAAAGACAATCAGATATAAAAAAGTTAGAAAGACAGCAGAGGTCAGAAGCTAGAAGGCAAAAAAGAGGTGGTTTGTTTGGTAGCCTTGGTAGTCTTGCTGGTGGGTTATTAGGTGCAGCTCTTGCTCCTGCTACAGGTGGATTAAGTTTAGCTTTAGCCGCTGGTTTAGGTGCTGGATTAGGAAAAAGGGCAGGTGAAGGTTTAGGTGCGGGTAAATCTAAAAAATATGATAGTTCTGGGACTGTATATGGACAACAAGCTTTTAGAGATGTAAATCAAGCTAGTCGTGACTATACTAGAGGTATGGGTGAAAGAGCTTTAGTCTCTGGTCTTCAAACGGCTTTAACTGCTGGTTTATCACCCGGTGGTGGTATGTATGGTAAGGTAGGTGGGAAGCTTAGAACATTACCTTCGACAGGGGGAGTAGCTCCAGTAGCTGCTTCTGTAGCTGATACAAGTTCTTTGTTTTCTGACTTAGGTGCAAGTCCCTTACCATTTGGCAGTAAACCTAACTTAGTAGGTAGTAGTTTTTCAAGTTCTTCTAATTTTTCTGGTGGTTCTTCTCCGATTTTTCCGGGCTATAACCAACCACTATTAAATTTGTTTGAAGATGGTGGTTTAGCGGGTTATCAAACTGGTGGATTTACAGCTCAAGATATTTTACAACAGCAAGGTTTAGATCCAACTGAAGATCAATTAGCTTTGTTTCAATCATTCGACCCTACACAAATACAACAAGCTAAAACAGGTGCAGAGCAAAGTTTAATGTCTATGACTGGTGGTATGGGGCTATCTAGTACTGGCGGTGGATTTGGTGCTAAACAAAGAGCGGCAACTTCTGCTATAGGTGCTGGTCAAGATATGATTGGTGATGTTACAGAGCAATCACAAAAAGCATTTGAATCACAAACACTAGGTACTGCTGCTGATTTAGTAGCTGGTGGTGCTGAATTTGGAAAACAAAGAGTTGCACAAGATTATGTCCCAACTGATAATCCTAATTGGAATCCCCCTGTAGCTTCTACTACTGGTGCTACGTATTCATTTGATGGTAAAACTTATTATTGGGATGGTAATAGCTGGATTAATCAGTATATGTACGATGAAGACCAGAGAGCTCAGTACGATGATGGTAATGATGGGTACGGTGGCAGTTAATGATTTGGCAATACGGTAATTACGAGTTTGATTGTAATCTTAAACCACCCACAATGGATAAGTTTAATATTTGGAAAGATAAGTTTTTTAAATTAAAAAATATTAATAAGTATAATGTTTGGTTAGCGAGTGGTTTTAGAGAAGATTGGGAAACTAAAGATATAGATATTGTTTTAAATAATAGTTTTAATTTTAAAGAGTTGCATGATATTATGTTAAGTGCTATAAAAATAGGTATTGATAATAATATTTTTGTTGATATCTGTCATTGGAATATAAAACCTCTTGATTATAGTAATAATAAAAAAGAAATAGAGGTTTTAAAAACTGTTGTAGGTAATCGAATAGTTCAAGATGGTAAGGTTATTACTGACTGGACTAATTCTGTAGAAATTTATCCTAATTTATATCAATTTAAAAAAACGTATCCAACTAAAAAACAAATGAAAAGAATCTATAAAAGTAAACCAATTTTACTAAAGGCATAGTTATGGCTAACGGAAGAAGAAGTATATATAGTAGAAGGCAATCAATGCCAGCAGGGACTTATGATACTCCCCTAGCTGACTTTCTTAATGCGATACCGGGTTATGTAACTCAGTATCAACAAAATCAATTACAATTACAAAAGCAAGAATTAGCTGATAAGAGATATGATGACTCTGTGAAGAGGCAACAAGAAAGAGATAATAGAGCTGATTATGATAGAATATTATCAAGGTTAGGTAAATATGATTATGCAAATATGAAAAAAGTTGCAGATCAATATGGTTATGAAGATGATTCAATGTCATTTGCTTCTATGATAGAGAATCAAAGCAATACATTGTCTGGATTAAGAGATAAAATAAATCAAGTTCAAAACCTAGGTACAGAAGCAACTTATTTTGACTATGATAAAATAGCAAAAGATATTAGTCCTGAAGATATTGAAATGTTATCAGAAAGAGATAAGTTTGGGTACGATACATTAGTAAACTCTAAAAAAAGATTTGATACTCAGAGAAGAACTGGTATGAGGTCTATGAGTCAATCTGATAAAACTAAATATGAAAACTTTAATAAGTTATATTTACAATCTGAGAATGCATTAGTAAAAGCTTACGCAGATTTAGGTGTTGATATTAGAGGTAGGGATTTTGAAGATAGTGCTGGTTTATTAAAAACTTTATCTGAAAGTGGTATTAACCCTACTGATGAAGTAAGGAGCTTAACTAGGGATGTCAATAGATTTTCTGGAGAAATTAAAAAACTCGATGCTGCATATAAAATAACTGAACCAGTAAATGAATTACCGGGTGAGGAAGTACCAGTTTTATATGGTGAAGGTCGTGGTTCTTTAGCTCCTAATTACGACCCTGAATCTTTATATACATCCGATCAATTAATACAGTCTCAACTGCCAGATAGTCCTAGTTCTGCTTTAAGTATGGAAGAACAAGCTGAGGCTATGTATACACTAGCATCTGCTACAGAAGATTCAGATGAATATAAAAAAGCACAAGAAATGTTAGGTGCTTTTAGTGAGTTAAAAGAAACTGATATAGGGACTCCAAAACCTCCATCTGGTATATTTGCAGGTTTAAGAGAAAGGCTTAGTGTTGCAGGTCAAGAAAGAGAGCAGACAGGCGAAACTGGTTTTGGTATAGACCCCGGTGCTAGAGCATTTAAATTACCCCCAAAGCAAGAGTTTACTCCAGAGTATTTTGAAAGAGTTACAGACCAAGCTGAACAAACTATATCAGAGTCTGGTGCTGAACAAAGAGCAACTGCTGGTGGTATGCAAAACCCAAAAGATACTCAGTTTTATTATGGTGGTGATATTGATGTAGCTATTGCGGCTGAAAATAGTAAGCTTGCAGAGAGGGATCAAACTATAAAAGATGCACAAACAGCTTTAAAAGCAATACCTAAAACAAAATCTTATGCAGAACAAATAAAAAGATTAACCAAACTTGTCAAAGACAATCCATTAAATCAGAGGTGGGTTAGAGCAAAAGGCGGTGCTAGACTTGTAAAACAATCTGAAGATGTGCAAAAAATAGATGAAATTAGTCGTGATATATTAGCTAGGTTTGAATCCAAACCTGAAGAACAACAGGAAACTGGTTCTGCTGTAGAAAACTTAATAAGAGCAATAGCACCTATAAGAGCTGATGCACCATCTGGTGTTAGAGTACCACAAAATTAATATGGCATGCCTGAATCAACTAGGATATATAGTTTATTTAGCAACACAATAGAAGGGCTAGATGATAATGCTAGTGAATCTACTATTGCTAAAGTGCAAACAACTGGTGATTATTTAAACGAGAAGTCTAGCTTTGACAATAATCTATTTGATATAGATTCCTACTATAAAGCAGTAGAAGATCAAAACAATTCATATAAAACATCTAAAGAAGATGAGAATCTTTATGGTTTTATACCCGGAGATTGGTTACCAGACTGGGTAAAAGCTGGGTACAATCAAAGTATAACTGGTTTGACAGAACGTATAGCTACTGGTAATGAAAAGTTTGATTTAAAAAATTATAATCCAAATTTATTAGAAGATATTGGTTCTACCTTAGTTTCTTTTTTACAACCAGCAGACGTAGGGTTAATGATTGCTACTGGTGGAGTAGGTGGAGTAGCAGCTAAGTCTGCAACAAAAGCAGCAGTTAAGAAAGCACTACAATCAAACTTAGGTAAGGGTGTTAGTGTTAGTGATGACCTTGTAAAGCAGATAATATCTAAAGAAACACGAGAGCAAGCAAAGACAAGGTTGGGTGTTTATGGTGGTATTGGATTTAAAAAAGCTGATGAGATTATTGAAAAAGTTGCACCTAGAGTAGTTCATCAGGCAATACAAGCTGGAGCAGTAGGTGGTTTAAATCTTGGATTTTATAGTGGTTTACAATCTAGTCTTGGTCAGATTGCTGACCCTAATCAAGAGTTTGATCTTATGATGAATATAAAGAATGCATCTAAGGGTGCAGTCCTTGGTGCTGTTACAGCAGGTAGTGCACCAGTAGTGAGGTCTGTTCTTAAACCTAATCTTAGTAAGGCTACACAGGAGATAGCAGTAAAGGCTGTAGAGACAGCAGAGTTTGGTACGATAGCTCCTTTGATGGAAGGGGAACTCCCAACACCTGAAGATTATGCTCATGCGGCTGGTGTTATTGGGGCATTAGGTGCACAGAGATATGCTACTAGTAAAATAACAAAGGGGTATAAAAAGATAAAAGAGGCTAAGAAAGAAGTAGCTTTATCAGCGGAGCAAGGTGCTAAGATATTTGGTGAAATGGAAACTTCTATAGCTAAATCTAAAGAGGTATATACTGATATAAATGGTGTAAAAGTAAAAGATGTTATATTTGATAGTCAGAAAACAACTACAGCAAAAACCAATATTCAAGGTGGTATAGAAAGAAAAGTATTAGAGCAAGATATAGTAAAATTTAAAGACGTTAAAACAAATGAGCAGTTAAAACCAATTACATTTGCAGAATTTCAAAGCAGAGGTTTTACTAGAAGTGGTGGTAAATATACGCCAGAAGCACTACAAAAAAAGAGAGTCAATGCAATATTTAGTATACAAAAAGAATTAAATTTAGATAATAATAGATTTAGAACAGAAGCTGGTAAGATTGTAAAATCTGAAATAAAATCAGGAAGTCCTGAAAAAATAGTTAAATCAATGACTCCTGCTCAACAATTAAAATTTTTAGATGCAATGAGAAAGGAAGCTGTTGTTGTTAATTTAGCTAAAACATTAAAAGCTAATGGCTGGGAAACAACAATGATACCTGATAGACCATTGTCAGATTATCATGGTATAAAATTATTAGACCGCTCAGGTAAGAGGTTACAAACATCTTTAAGTCCAGAATTACAAAAGAGAATAGATAATTTTGATAAAAGGTACATGACCTTAATGGCTGATTTAAATAAAAGATATACGGATGTAGGATTATTTCCTGAAGGTATGGCAAAATTTAAAGAAGCTGTATCTACTAAACAAAAAGATAAAGCATCGCAAAATGCTATTGAGCTAGGTAGAAAGTTACAAGACCCTAAATTTGCTAATGATCCAGAAGTTAGAAAGTATAGAGAAATACTAGATGATATGTGGAATATTGCACAAAAAGCTGGTGTTGATTTAGGTAAAAGAGAAGAATTTTATTTTCCTCGTATTGTAAAACAAAATGTATTAAAAATATTTGCAAATGACTTAGGTAAGTTGAGAGAAAAAAACCCTCAACTCTTTACTGAAAGTGCTAATTATAATAAACCAGAGTTCCAAAAAGTTATTGGTGAGATTGTAAGTAAAGGTAAGTTATCAAAAGAAATGAAAGATGCTTTGTATGAAATGGCTGGAATTAGTAAGGAGCTTACAAGAGAGCAAGTGCCAGATTTTGATGTTAGAATATCATCAGCGTTTAAAACCATAAATAATACTACTAATACACAATTTTATAATATAGCAAAAAATTTAGAGATAGCTAGAAAAGCAAAGAACTTACCTGAATCTATATTAGAAACAGATGCTAGAGTTGTGCTATCTAAATATGCTCATCAGTTTTCTAGGAGAGTTGCTGAAGTAGAAAACTTTGGTAGGTATGGAGAATTTTGGAAGGCATCTTTAGATGTTTTAAGTAAATCTGCACAGAAAGAAAGAACTGGTAGTAAGAAGCAAAGAATACTAAAGGAAGAGCATGATGTTATAGATAGGTTATATAAAATATCCACTAATAGAATAGAATTAGATTCTTCTTATAATTGGAAAAGTCCTAAAGCTAGAAAACTTTGGAGTGATGTAGTAGATTTTCAAATTGGTACAAAGATTGGTTTAGGATTTGCCACAATACCAAACTTAACTCAGATATCAATATCAACTGCTGTAAAAACAGGTTACTACCCTGTTATAAAAGGTATATATAAATTATCTACATCAAAAGAATATAGAGATCAAGTAGCTAAATCTGGTGTTAGTAATATATCTATATACCAATCATTAGCTGGTCTTAATCCTAATGATTCTTTTATGGGTAGGTTCGCAGAAGGTGCTACATGGTTATCTGGTTTTAAAAAGATAAACCAAATAAACTCTTTAGTATCTGCGGCTTCAGCTAAAGAATTTATAAATATGCTACAGCCAATAGCTCAAGGTAAGGGAACTGGTAAATTTAAATTAAGACGAGAATGGGCTAGAAAAAACTTAGCTGATTTAGATATAAATAATATAAATAAAATAACGGATAGGCAGAAAGCAGAGGCTATGTATAAGTTTGCTAGAGATACTCAGCTTCAAAGAAATATATTAGAAGAACCTTTAGTCTTTAATGACCCTAGATTTAGACCATTATTTTTATTTAAAAAGTTTGGTTATAAGCAGTTTAATTGGATACGAGGTCAGCTTGGTAATGAATTAAAAAGAGGTAATGTGTTTCCTATGTTAAGGTTAGCATCTGCTGGACTTCTTGGTGGTGAGTTTGTATCTCTTGCTAGAGATAAGTTAGCTAGTTTCTATGCTGGCGAAGAAGTCTATAATGAAAATGAAAAGTTTATTAATTATGGTAACTTAAAAGATGTGGCATTTGGACATAAAAAAATTGATTCTTTAATAAATACAGATAGGATGACTTGGGGTGATGCTCTCGATAGGTTTGCTTCTGTAGGTGCTATGGGAGTTTCTATGGATATAGTAGCCGCTGAGAATACAATAAGAGCTATAGAGTTTGCAGGTAAGCCAGCTGTAGTACAGGATTTTGATAAGATATGGGATGCAATGACTAGAACTTGGGTAAATTTAGAAGAGTATGGTGGACTTGGTGCTTTGCAACGTATGCCTAAATATATTGCACCTATTTTTGGTACAGTTCCTAGAAGATTAGCTCAAAGAATAGAACCTAAAGGACAAAAAGAAAGCTATACTAAATACAGAAAAGGTTTAACAAGGTCACGAATATTAGATTATCTTATAGAAGGAGACTCTATAAGAGCTACAAGACTTATAAAAAACTGGAATAGATCATTTCCAAATAATCCAATACTATATGATGATGTAGGTGTATCAGAAATAACAGATAGAATATTAAAGAAAGCTAAGAAAAAAATAAATCCTTAATCATCATCTTCATCATCCATCATTTGCAACGCTTCTTCAGCGTAACTATCTTCTCCAACATTTCTCCAAAACTCAGCTAGTCTTCTGTAATATTCATTAGTACTCACAACTCGATTCATACACATACCTACTAACTTAGTTAGTTCTTTTCTTTCATCATCTTTTAATTGCTCACTTTCAGGTATGATTGTATCATCACTAAAGTAATTCCATTTTATACTTTTTCTTTCTTGTGGGTAATCATCTAATATATCCATGTTATTTCCTATTGTTTGTTAATATTTGGTACTCTTCTCTTTTTTTCTTTAAAAAGGTATTACGTTTACTCTTTGTCATTTTCATCCAACACTCATCTAAAGCTTCAACCCTAGTATCAAACCCTGATGAAACGCCACAAAATAACTTTTCTTTATCATCATATTCTTCAGTATATGGATTCCATGTGGATTTAGTGCAAAATGCACAAACCTTATCTAACATCGTACAAAAATCAAACATTAAATAAAAAAAGTACACCTAGGATGAGTTATATGGGCGTAAAAAAGTTTTTTCGACATAAGTATCGCTTAATTATTTTATCAATAAAAAGGGGGCGTAAGCCCCCTCATTATTAAACAAGACTGAAAACCCTAGAAAGGGCTATCTTTTTTCTTGTAAGGCTCTTGAATTGAACCAGATAAGTATCTTTTTCCATTCTTATCTTCGTTAATCCACATAGAGACTTGTTTTTCTTCTCCATTGATTAAACCAGAGCCAGTATAGTCAGGCTTTTTATCGCCTTCCTTTTTATAATCATTCTTCCAAAGCTTGAAAGTCTGATCTTTTTGTTTGTATTCAGCCATGCTGTTTTCTCCTTATTATGAGATGGTCTACTTTATCTTTAGTTCGCCAACCAATTCATTCGAAAGTCTCTCATTTCAAGTATATAAAGTAAACCATCTCGTTTGTTTAAAATTAATCTGCCATTTCTTTCATTATGGCTAGTAGTCCTATAAAGTATTCGTAGTCAAGTACGATAAAAGGTTTACCCCTATCTTCTCTTACTACTACACCTTCTTCTTCCTTCTCAGGCTTTAACCATTTAGCAATTCTAGTTCTTCTTTTACACCCATACCAGTGACCTTCTATTTCTATATCACCTTGTTCATGCTGTGCTCCACCCCTATCACGATTAAATGCCTCAAGACCTGCTTCTTTTGCCATCCGCACAGCTTGTCTCTGTAGTTCTGCACCACGTTGTCTAGCTCTTCTACCTCTCCTAACATTTTCTTTATTCTTCATTCACATACCTCACATACTTCACCATATATTGTAGAAGTTTCTTGATGTTCTCTATTTAGCATTGCTTCCTCTATTTTATTATTCATATCTAACTTAATCTTTTTAAGGTCTTTGGTTAACATCTCATAAGGCTTTCTCCAATCAGCACTATCTTGAAATGGTATCTCTAGTTTAATTAAATTCTCTAATGCATTTATCATAAGCTCTACTTCCTGTAATGAGAACTTGATATTTGCTACGCACTTTTTTTTCTTCATAATATATCATCCTTAACTAATTCTTTTATTTTATTACTCTGTATATATAAATCTTTTTTAGGTATCAGGTAAGCTTGTTTACTTATCTCATCGCCTTCTCCAATAAACTCTACTAATTTGTAATTGCCAAACTCTATCATGTCTTTTAATCTTTTAAGTGTGATCCATACAATCTCTTGTTCATCTAAATGAAACACCCACCAATCAGCAGTAGTAGATTGTAATCCCGATGGTCTATTATTCATTTCCATTTCTATAACTACATTACCAGTATATTGTGATTTAAAATCTTTTTTTACTTCTATAGTTTTATCTATCTCAGGTATCATTATATCATATTCTTTATGGTAACCTTCTTTAATGTATGCCTTTGGATATTTACCTTTTACCATCTTTAAAATAATATTCTCAGATTGTTTACCACTAACTAATGAATCATTAAATTTCATTAGAATGGTACTTCTGGTTTATTCTGTAATTGGATTGCCCTACAGACTGGGTAAGATATCTCAGAATCTAAATCATTTATAAAACGTTTCATAAATACATCTATAAGTACGACTGCACCTTTTATATCATTTAGGTATAGGAAAGGCAGTTGCCCACCTTCCCTATCCTTTCTGCGGAGTCCCATAAGGGACAAGTATTTAGCAAAACCCCAGTTTTTACTATGGTCGTATAGTGCATCGCCTACTTTCTTATATCTGAAAATGCCATTATCTGTAACAGAGCACCCTTCATATTGGGGATGACTATCTTTGTCAATAAGGTACACTGGCTTGAATACGTCAGCAATATACTTGCCAAACCTGACATCCTCAGATATAGAAAGATCTGTAATCACAGCAGTATATCTGCCTTTCGGTACAGTAAACTGATTATCATCCAAAGAACTTGGATAGTAAGCATCCCCAATGTCAACCATACTACGCCTTCTTTAGTTCTTCTATTCTTTCTAAGCATGCACCAAGATTATCTGTGTTTATCTTACCATCTCTAAGCCTAGCCATAACAATGTTCTTATTCTTTCTATCAAGACCGACAGAAGCTTTTTCTATCTGCTCAGTAATGTATTTATCAGTGTCTATTTCTTTACCATCAAAGGTTTCTTTAACCTTATCTATAGTCTCTTTCTCTGACATTGTTTCTTTATGTGCATCTAACTTCTCTTTAATACCATCATAACCATGTATTACAAACTGCACCCACTTCTCCATAGTCTTCATGTTATCAGCATTAAGTTCCATGCCATTACTGAAAGCTTCTACAGCAATACCATGCCTTATCTTGCCTTCTGTTATCTTATCCCAATCGGGTTGTTTATCACTCATAGGTCTGTTCCTTTCTCTTTTAGTCCACCTCCACACACTTCATAGAAGTTGCAGTATTTAATATTGCATTCCCATTTATATACTGGTGCAATACCAAGTTCAATAGGTGGATTACCTTTTTTGAATTTACTTTTAACGTCACGCCAATACTCTTTAGCCATGTCTATATATGATATTGGTATAACCTTTTCTCTCATTCTACTATTATCTTTATTATAATATAGTAACGCAAGTTTTTCTATTTTGTTCCCTGAATCTTCTTCATACCACCAAGCATACGTACCTAGCTGTAGAAAATAATTAATAGCTGGGTTTGGATCAGGATTTCTACCGAATAAACCTCTCCATTTCCAAGCATTGCAAGTCTTAATATCAATCATTGCACCATCTTCTACTAGTAGTAAGTCAAAGAATCCTCTTACATTTACTTCAGGTATTGTTATTTCTCGTTCAATCATTACTTGTGCACCATTCTTATCAGCATAATCTCTTACTGCTTCTTGTATGTCTCCATGCACTAAGTCCCCTAGTCTAAATAACCTCATAGTATCATCATTAACTGGCTTAGGTTTTATTCCTGCCACATGCTGAAAGTAATGCTTACGCATACACATTCCTGATGCTGATGCATGAAACCATTCTTCTTTACCCTCATATCTTTTTCTGTAATGTAAATCATTTTCTGAGCGTAACCACTCATCGTAAACTTTTTGTATATCCATTATCTTTTTCCTTTTGGTATGTGAGGAGGAGGGGATAGAATATACATGACGTTGTAAGTGAGAGGTTGGTAAACAAGAAGGACAATAAAACCAACCAAAACTATCCCCTCCATATCCTTTATAATAATATTTCTCTATCTTTAGAAAAAAGATTTATTTCTATTTGTTGATTATCTTGCGTAGTAATAATCAAAGTCTTAAAATATTCATTGTACGCTTTCTCAGTTTGTTCTACGGCAATAGATTTTATATTATGTATATTTACTTCTTGCCCTAAGCCTAATTGTAAGTTCATACTTGATTCCTTTCTTGTAATGAGTTTGCCCATTTATCTAATGCAGTATATTCTCTAGACTCAGCTCTAACTACATAATTAAGTGCTCTTGTAAGTCCTGATATCTCTGCAAAGTAATAATCATTATTGGGATTATTCTTCCATTCTTGCTCTGTAGATTTTATATCTCTACGAATGTCATTCTTTATACTATTTAATATTGTAAACATCTTCGCTCTCCATTTCAACTATATCAGCTACATCATATTCTTTACCTGTGTTTGGATCGAAAGTAATGTAGGTTACTACCTGACATTCCCCATTGTGTCCCTGATACTCTCTTATTGTTTTTAACTTCATATCCTTTCTAACTAGCTCCTTTTCTATTTGTTCCATTATTTTTTGTTATTTCTTCAAATTCTTTCCAGTAATTGTTTTGCTCCCAAGTTCTCTCCTTGTGACAATTACGACACCTTACTTCACATTTATCTATTTCTTCTTTTACGGTTTTCCATTTATAGCCATGTCTAATCATATAAGAAACTCCTTCTAAACCTCTCTTTCCTACCCTTCTTTTTACCCCTCTTACGTGGTCAAACTCCAGTACTCTTACATTACTTTCACCACAATCTACACAACCTTTAACAAAATATTCTTTTATTACTCGCTTGTAGTTATCTTGCCTTCTTTCCCACTTATATTTTTTAACAGACTTTAATCTATCTTTTTTATTCTTAGGATACCATTGCTTGTTGTGGTATTCATGCTGACAAGGTCTACATTGATGTTGCAGTCCATCTCTTTTTGTTCTATTCTTATTATACTTCCATTTAAATTTATATTTCTTACAACTACTGCATTTTTTTATCATTTAATTTCTTTCTTTTCCGCTTGATTTGGTTTGCAGTCCTTCCATCTTTATTTAATTTTATATTTATTAATCTTCTTTTTCTTTTTTTATCTTTAGCTTTTTTATTAGGCATTACACCCCCCATTCTAAATCGTGTACAAAGATTGGAGTATACTCTCCAACATAAGCACCTGATACATTGTAATAAAAATGATCTAATGCGTCTTCATGTGTCATGTCTTCTTTTGTAACCATTATCATAATAATACTTTCAATAGAATAAACGGCTACACCCCCATCTGTATATCCAATAATAGCATCATCATAGCCATCCGCAAATAGCATCTCTTCATTGCCACTTCTGTCCACTAGTTCTTCTCTTATTCCCATCTTGTTTTTAGTTTAGTAGGCTACTAATATACGTTTGTAGGTGGTTCAAATCCAAGTTAATCTTCTTTGTGCTTCTCATGGTACTCATCAATATATTCATTTAAAATGTCCACTACCCTGTAAACATTTGTTACTTCTACCTCTGGTTGCTGATTAACAAACTTAGGTGATACTCCATAATGTGCTACCATCAGTTCGGAAGCATCTGCCTCCCCACTATACAATCTAAATCTAGGTTTTTGCAAACCCTTAGTACTATCCTTACCAACAACTGCTGTATTTATTTTTACTGCTTTCATTAGTTATCCTTTCTCTTATCTAATTCTAGCTCTGCTAATCTTAATACCTTCCACACCTTCATCATAAAATCCATATCTTTCTCATAGTCCCCAATCATTCTTATTCGATATAAGTACATTGTAAACTCCCTGATTGCTTCTTTATATCTTCTATCGCCCTCAGCTTGTGAGCACTCCCCATCCATGTAAGCATTCTCTAATTCTGTAGCTGAGTATAATTCTGTAAAGCGTCTAAGTTCTGAGGTTGGTAATGCTTGTATAGTTTGTCTATTCATTATATCTCCTCTACTTTTATTGTGGGATATGGATCATCGCACATAAAATGTTCTTTGTATTCCTTCACTTCTTTGAGTGCTTTCTTTTTGCTCTTAGCTTCTATGTAGCCAGTCACTTTTATTGTGTAATAAAATTCTTTCATAATCTCTCCTTGTTTATGGGGTGGGTTTCCCCACCCCTAGTTAATTATAGCTTTTCTACGTTCTTGAATTTATAATCAGTTTGATTTAATCGAGCCTTGTAATGTTCCTCACAAAAGTAAAAACCAATCATCGGTACTACATTTACACCTCTTTCATCAGGTTCACCATATACATCACCTTTGTATTTTGGCTTATTTTTACAAGTTTCAGGATTATCTGACCAATTAAAAATACAATTTGTGTTTCTCATTTTATCTCCTTGTTTTTTCTTTTAAGTTATCTAATACAAACTTTACATCACTTGCTACTTGTTTTAGTGATATATCATTTATCTTTCTAGTGTCCAAAAGATTTTGTACTAGGTCTTTTGCTCTTTCTAATCTCATTATATCTGTCATATTAACTCCTTGTTTTTTTATTTATTTTAAGCTTCGTGCTTACTTCTTATACGCACCAAGTTTCAAAAAGTTCCAAATTAATTTTTAGTTTCAACAAAGCCTTCACCTTGCCAATTCTTAGAATTTTTTAAATATCTTTCATCAGCTTCAAACATTCCACTACCTAAAGAATCTGCTCGTCTTTCTAATTCTTTGTAATATCTATCAGCATACAATTCTTGCTCTTTAGTCAGTAATCCGATCATATTCTGTAATATGGTGCATTTATCAAAGTCATTAAAATTGTGTAATCCTTTATGTTTATAAAATTGTATCTCTAGTTTCTCCTTATCAGGAAAATCTCCATTGAATGATACCTTACATATTCCTTTTTTCTTCGTCATTACTAAATATCCTTTCTCTTTTTAAATCTTTCCAATTTCTATACTTTCTTTTATCTTCTTTTGCTATATCCCATCCAATCTTTCTTAGAAAGGGTATACCTCCTCTTTGTAAGCTTTTAATATAATTTCTAGCTAGGTTTAATTTAACTTTTACTGCTTCTCCAGTTTTATGTACGAGAAAAATTGCATCTTTGTCATTATTGTACAATTATAACTCCTCTTGTGGTTCACAATTATCACACACTTTAATCTCTTTTCCATATTTTGGGAAGTTTTTGTAATGTATTGTTTTCTTACCTCTTTGCGTAGATGTGAGTCTTGTTTTCTCCCAACACTTATCACACTTGGGACATACCTTAATTGCCTTATCTGTATCGTGTATGTATTTCTTCTTTCTGTTTACTTCTTTATATACTCTGTTTCTACTTAATAAGTTCCCCAACATTACATCAGAGAATATATCTTTCCTCTCTATCATGCCTTTAAATGGACTCTCTGTTATCTCTTTCTTAATTCGTTTCATTTCTGTACTCCTTTTCTTTTACCTACTTCTATTATATATGTCTCCCATATTAACATCATTGTATCATCATCAATGTCGTGTTCATCTGCGTATGTAAGTAGGTTTACGTTCTCACTATCAGCTTCTATTGTACGCTTAAACTCATCGTACAATTCATCAAATATTAAATCACTCTCTGTTATCATCTATATACTCCCAACTATTATTTGTTGCTTCATTCATATTGTCTGCCATTACCCAAGAAGATACTATCTCGTCAGCTTCTTGGTAGTTTGGATAAACAATAACTCCATCTACATATTTACCTTCAAAACCATTCTGCTTTAGATCTTTAATTATGTAATCAGCTTTATAGTCAGAATAGTAACTATGTTCTAAGTCCTTACCTTTACCTAATAGTTTTATCATCTTAATTCATCCAACCTTTCATTAAAGAACTCCACCATAGCTTCAAAATCATAGGTATACGTTCCGTTTTTATCTTTATAATGGTATACTGGCACTTCTATTTTCTTTCGCTTCCTAGAGTCTCTAAGTTTTAATAGTTCTGCCGTTAAATAAACTTGTGCATCCAATAACTCTTCTAATGTTTCTTGTATCCAATCTCTACCATCATACACATCTATTACATCTCCGTACTGCCGTTTACCTTTTTCCAATCTCTTTTGTATCATTGATATTATTTCGCTATTCATAATTATTCTCCATCATATAGTTTTAAATACTCATCATATTCATTTTTTTCTGTATCCCCTACGAAATCTTCTTCTCCTAACTCAATTAATTTTCTTTTTAATGATTCGTAGCAAACTTCTTCTAATGTTAATTTAAAATCAGCCATATTATTTCCTTTCTTTTTTGTAATTCAATACAGATTCATAATCATCATCTATATCTCGTGTCAGACCTGATTTCTTAGGTTGGTAAACAGAATACAAAAGCCATTCTACTTCTTCGTATCTGTCTTGTGATTCATTAGAAATCCAATCAGCTATCTTACTTATTTTATTTTCTATTCTCATATTATACCTCGCTATCATCTTCTAGTAACATTATACTAGTTAATATATTATTTGTTTCTTCATAGTATAGGTCTTCGTGTGCGTAGTTTACATTATACTCATCTGAATCATAATGTGGTCTAAATAACACTTCAACTTCATCAGGTGAAACATCTCCTCTTTCACAAATAACTAACATTCTACTTATTAATTCACTCACTTTCATCACAACTCCTCTGTTATTTCATTGTTGTTCATATCCCATATCCTACAATTATAACTTATATGTGCAATCTTATTGTTTTCTGTATCTCGTATGTAAATGTAGGGTACATTACCACCACCTAAAGCATTTCTATTCTTCCAATCATCAAACTTATCTTGTACTTCTCGTAATGTATTAGCCTTAATGGTAATCTCTTTCTTGTCAGTAGGTAATCCCCAATACCCACTACCATTTGCATACTCTATATCAGGGTTAGGTTCATGCCTTAGATTTACTTTGTATTTATACATATTTTTTCCTTTCTTTATTTATGTCAAACTCCCAAATAGTATGATGAGATGAGTCAGTAACTAAAAAACCCTTTTCTTCTTCATGTGTCTCATATACTGCACACCAAACTTTCCCATCATCCTCTTCTAATTCCCAACCACTAGCGTTTCTAATCCATCCATCAACTACTAGTCCATTATCTAAAGTAATATGATGATATTCTTCTATATGAGTTTTCTTTTTTACTTTCTCATATATGGGTAATAGTTCGGATACTATTTTCTTTTTATCCTCACTTGTTAATTTAATTTCGTTATACATTTTATTTCCTTTCTTGTTTGTTAAATAAGAGCGTGTCAGGTCTTTTATGGAATTTACGCATCCCTGCGAACTGCCGTTTTATCAAGTCAATCTTTAACGCTCTCATCATACCCTTTATACGACCTTGTTATGCTTTTGTTCCCACTTTTTTACAATTTCTTTATTGTAGTCCACAATCGCATCCACTATAAAATCGTGGTAGTGGTCGCCCCTCCAAGAGTTCTCCATAAATCTTGTCTCTTCCTTTTCTTTTAATATATCAAGGTCTAATATAGCCGTTCTGACGTTATTTCCATTGATTATTTCACCTTCTTCGCTATGGTCGGGAAAATGCGTAAATACTTTTCTTTCGCCATCTTCCGTTTTAATGATTCCTGTATAAAAGCCATCTCCACAAACTCCGTTTCTGTGATATGATAATTGTATAATCTCCATGTTATTTCCTTTCGTTAAAATTGTTGTATTATAAAACCACCCTTGTATTCTACAACTTGGGTATGTTCGTGTAATGTTTCTACATCTTGTATATCATGCTCTTTTACATAGTCTTCGTATTCCCCTGCAAATTCTGTAAAGTCTTCGTATTCTGTAAAGTCGCAATGTATTGCAATCGGATCGAACTCCATGTCAAATCCTGTATCTTCTTCCATTTGTTCAAAGTACTCATATAATGCTTTCTTACCTTCATACGTAAAACTATCTGCATAGCTACCTTTAAAGCCGTCTATAAATTCATGCTCTGTTATTGTTCTCTTCATTTTAGTTGCTCTCCTTGTTAAATAATATTGGGTGTATTTCTTCTACATCAAACTCATCTTCACTTTCTTCATCTTCTCCATCTGCAACTCTATCTTTGTTGTGTTGTTTTAGCCATTCTTCAAAATTATCTGTTGTACCTTCGTAGCTAGGAGGGTCTCCGTAAGTGGTGTCAATATAATATATGTTGTATAGTTGTTTCATTGTTTTATCTCCTTGTTTTAATAATGTGTGGTTTCTCGGTCTATCTTCACTCACATAGTTTTTTTATGCTAGACTCACTATATTTTTATTTGTTTATATCTTTTATACGCTCATTAATCAAATAAGTTCCAAATTAAATTAATCAAAGTCTTCTTCGTACCACTCAGTCCAAAATAATCCTGAAATCCACTCCCATTCCTCATCTGTTATATCTTCCTCTATATCAAAGTCATCTTTATAATACATCTCTAATACTTCTTTTGCTCTCTGTTCTGTAAACTTTGCCGTCTTTACTAATCTATCTTGCATACATTTCTTACTACATATATACACACTACCGCAATCCGTTGTCCATCCATCCCACATTTCTTCATTACAAATATCACATACATTCATTTTATGTCCTTGTTTTAATAGTAATACGCTCATTAATTAAATAAGTTCCATTTAATATGGATTATTTTCTTTCTTCTCGGGTACTACCCACGTGTTTTCTGTTATTCCGTTTACGCTATACGTGAATGCTCTATCATCTGGAATATTATTCTCATCATATTTAAATGCGTAGTCTTTGTTTATGTATCCAATTTTATATAAGTAATTGTAATGCTCTTCTGTAATCGGTGGTCTGCTCCAATCTTCTAACTCATCGTACATTGCAATATAATCTGTGTAATATATTTCGCTATCGTCATGGTCGCATTCTTCTAGGTCTGCATCTGTGATTCCTAATGCTTTTCTGCATTCCTCACTACATGCGTTAATTCCTTCTATATGCACACCCCAAAATAATCCTCTGTCGCAATGGTGGCATGTAATTGGTGCGGGTTTGTATAATATATCTTTCATCCTGTAATCTCCTAGTCTATTAACATATCAAATAATAATTGTTCGTCTTTATCTAGTAAAACGACTGCTATTTCTTCATCTGTCTCATTTTCTTTTAGTACCACGATTGAACCATCATCATCACAACATTCTGAGTCGTGTGAATATTTGTACAAATGATAATCTTCTGTATGATTAACAATTTCTGTCTGCTCCATAGATTTTACAATCTTATACGTAATACCTTCTGTTGCTTTTTCAAATTCTTGGTTTGTCATTTTATTTACCTTTCTTTTTATTTTCAATATAAATTTGTTCGCATATATAACACGTGTATTCATCGCACTCATACCAATCAGTCCAATAACAATCAGTCCCGAATGTTTCATCTTCGGATTCTCTTTGCTCTGCATAATCGCTAAATGATTCTAATGTCCATAAATTCCCTTCAGCATCTTCTAGCTTGTAAAGGCATTTATCACTACAAGCATACTTCTCTCCATCCCATAAAACGTAGCCACTAAGCATTCCACAATTACACACACTACACACCCTAGCCGAATGCTCCAACTTTCCGTCAGCGTGTAAAATAATTGGTTGTAATTCGAATGATTCCATTTTATATCCTTTTGTTTATTACTATACGCATCCATTTAAAAATAGTTCCGTATTATTTTAATTATTTTTTTATTGTCCAAGTCCATCTATCTTGAGGATGTCCCTTGTAGTATTCTAGCATCTCTTTAAAATCTGTCCATTCGTACCATAAACCATCTACACCATAAGATATATATATTGTTTTCATTTTCTGTAATCCTTTGTTAATTGTGTAATTTATTCTTCTTCCTCTTTCCATAAATTATACTCTTTGATAAGTTTTTTAGCTTGTATCAATACATCAATTTTATCTGTTGGCACTTGCAAAACTCTTTCAGATTTATTTAATGTAGGTTTTAAATCCATAGAATTAATTATATTTTCAAGACTTTCTATACTATCGCATACTTTCTGTAATTGTTTAAAATTATCTAACATATTTTATCTCTCCAATTTGTTTTATAAATATAGTACCAATTCCCATTTTTATTTTTAACTGCTATGTTTTCCATATTCTGTAATCCCTTATTTATTGTGTAATTACTTTACTTTCTGTACTTCGTAGCCGTACTCAGAACCAACGTAATTTATATGCTTTGAGGTTGTCATAGACCACCAGCCAAGAGGCTTAATCGTTCTTGTTTCGTGGTCAATCTCTGCCACCTTCGTTTCATAGCTAAATACGTGGTTGTCTGTAGCTCTTAGATTCTGTTTGTATTTGTCAAATGTTCTCATTTTGTGTAATCTCCTTTATTTGTTGAATTTATTTGTTTCTTGTAATTCCCATTCAATGCGGTTTTTAAACTCTGTTTTTTGCGTGTCCTCAGCTACTTTTGTCAGTGTCGCAATTAGTGAGGGGATATCCTCAAGCATAAAGAATAAACTAGCTTGTGTTTTTTGGTCTGTAAAATCTTCGTTTGGTACTCTTTGGATACTAACTATGTTTTTACCTTCGTCCTCTAATTGTGAAACTTGCATTTCTTTCCACGATGACAAGCCGACACCATTCCAACAACGTGCTTTGACCGCTTTTCTCATATGTCCAAAGCCTGATTTTATTTTTATTTTGTTTACTTGTTCCATTGTTTTTTTACTCCTTGTTATATCTTATAAACTATCCTATTTAAATAAAGTTCCAATTTATTTTAATTAAATTAATCTGATTTCTGATTCATTTATATAATCAATAAAATCATTTAAATTTTCATCTAATGTAAAGTCTTTGTCGTACTCCCAATTATAATTTTCATAAAATCCCGCATTCGTTACACCACCTGCAAGTAGTTCCGAACCTCTTTTAATTATTGTAAAAATTGATTCCTCTCCAAAACTACATTCATATTCTGTAATATATTTATCTTGTATACTCATTTTAAAAACTCCTATTATTTTGTTTATATATATCATACTAATAAGTATTAAGAAAGTTCCAAAAAACATAAAAAAATATGTAATATATTTCGGGGGGTTCTGTGCTTTGTGTGTTGGTCTTGTGTGTATAATAAATAAATATTATATAAATGTATGCAAGTACGTAGTAAGTAATTGATTACTAAACACGTCTAAAACTCTGTAATTCGTGCGATATTGTACAAATGCGGTACTATTACAGGCTATGTACGTGCGTGCGTGCTTATATATAAATAAATAATCTACGAACGTGCACAAATATTGCGACGTTGTGTAATTTGAGCGAAGCACCTACCTACGTGCGTGCACATAATATATATATATTCTACAATAAAATAAATATTCTACGATCTATTGTTTTTACGAAATAATTTATTTTTAAATAATTTAAAATAATTCAAAAAAGATGGAACTTTTACAGAACTATATAGTATAGTATATATGAACAAGACGTTCAAAATAAAACAAGAAAATGAAAGGACTCATAATATGAGCAATTTACAAGTAGTTAATAATGATAGTAATATTACAGAATCTAACCTTAATCCTGAAATGGAGATAAATTCTACAATAAATATATCTTCAGCAATCTCTGAAGGTTCTGAGGTATTAGAACAAACTAGGGATAAAAATACAGCAGGTAATATTGACCCATTCAGAGAGGTAACTAAAGTTCCTCAAGTAGATAAAGAGACTGGATATCATTTTGGTAAGTATAATATCTACTTTGAAGATGATAAGAAAAAGTCTCTAGGTGAAGTATCTGAGCAATATCTTATAATAGATAATAAGACACTATCTAATAGGTTTGCTGAGGCTAGGTCTAAAGTAGATGGTGATTGGAAACTACAATCTATATGGTGTAATGGTTCTCAATTCAGAGAAGCGTGGGTAAAGCCTCATACTAGTAGAGCATTAGCTAGTGTTGGGGCTACTCTAGAGGAAGTCTATGAAGTTACTAATAGTTATGATGGAAGCTTAAAAGCTGCTTTTATGAGGTACGCTAGAATCTTAGAATGTGAAAATGGTTGGATATCTAAAAACCTTACTAACTCTATTTCTTTCTCACATAGACAAAGTAATATTGATTGGGATAGTCAGGTTATTGCTTTTGCTCAGGCAATGGTAGGTAAGGGAAGCGACACATTTATGAATACTATGGAGGCTAATATTAATAAGTTAGCTATTGATGTAGATTCAGATATGTTAGCTCTTTACAGAAATAAATATCTTGATGTTAAAGCTCTAGGTGATGGCGTATACGGTCAGATGATGACTAAATACTTTGCTGATAATAATCAGACATTATTTGGTTTAGCTCAAGCTGGAACTTATATCACTACTCATAGGGATAAGATTAAAAAAGCCGACTTTGATAACAATGGTAAAATTGTAGATAGTTGTATTGCTTTCGCTAATGATATCTTATCACCTAAAATGGAGTTAGATGAAAATCAATACACACTAGACTTAGATTCCGCTAACTAGTACCTTACCTCAAATGGCTGGAGTTATCTCTGTATAGCTCCAGCTACCCACCTTAAAATTCAATCCTGTAATAAATAAAAAACTGCGACGTTATTTTTTTTTGCGACGTTATGAATATGGATAGCTTTAGCTATACATTATTATTTAATTATATATAACGTATATCTTTAGATATACATTATTATTTATTTAATTATATATAACGTATAGATTTATCTATACCTTATTATTTTTGATTTTTTCAACCCAAGAAACCTAATCTCAAATAGGTTTAGGGGGGTATACCTGTATAATAAAAGAGAAAGACACATACTAAAATATTTTTTTTAAATTTTTTGAAAGTTTTGGATCTGTTACCAGAGCGGGTACTATAATATATAGCTGCGGATACTATATATACTACTTACTACTATACTATATAATACTATACTATATATAGTATATATATAATATATATAATATATATATATAATATATAATATATAATAATATATATAATATATAATAATACTACTATACTATATATACTACTATACTATATATACTATAGTACTATTATAAATTCAACCGGGCTAAATAGGGGGGGATAGATAATATTATTATATATAGTTGCAACTTGTCAAGTTATTATTAAATTTAAATATGGATAGAGAAAGAACAATGTTTGAGAAAGCCTTAATTGGTGATTATGAAATAAAAGATGTCTTTACAAACATACAAAGATGTAGAGAGATATCCAGTGAGCTTAGAATATTAGATCTTATAGACCCCAATTCAAGAAACGTCAGCTTAATGGCTGAGTTAGTATATAGGGTGAATAACATGCCTGAGTTAGAGCTCATAGAAATAGACGAGTATAGTTTAAATAATCCCAACTAGTGGCACTCTCAAGAATCATAAAGGGTGTTAAGCACTATGCTTATGAAAGCGAAGCAGAGTTTCGCACAGCACACCCTACAGAAAAACTAATTAAAGACTGGAGAGAAGCCAAACAAGGTCAGTGGTGTTTATCAGATGATGGTAAAATAGTTCAAGTATTATTAAAGGATACTATGAAAGGTAATAAGTCTGAAGAAAAATACATTAGAACTGTAATAGGAATGATTACAGTTAGAAAAAGCACTACTTTAGTTGGAGATATAACAGATAGTCTTTACCGTTTTGTAAAAAGACATAGCTATGATTCTAGAATACATGGCGGCATGACCAAACAGAAAAAGATATTCTCTAAATACATTGCAATGGGACTAGACCCAGAAAGTGCATATATCAAAGCCTATCCTAAAACAACAAACTCTGAGGATGCTAGGCGTAAATCAAAACTATTATTAAAAAGTAAAACAGTGAGGGATCAAGTGGATAAAGAAATAGAAGAGTTAATGGCAGATGTTGGTATTACCAAAAGGTATTTACTAGAAAGCACTAAGGATGTTGTCGATAAAACAGATGTAAAAGATAATGATAAGCTTAGAGCACTAGAAACATTAATGAAGATATCAGGAATGCTTAATACAGAGAAGAAATCAGAGTCTATTGCACTGATACAGGAGTTTACTGGCTTTAGTAAAGAGAAACTAAAAGCATTTGAGCAGGGCATGTTAAGTGAAAAGAAAAAGGAATTAACAAATGGTGATACAAGCAGTAACGGTTAACAGTACTTATTGGGATACACAGACTAGCTCTATTTGGAGCTATACAGTACCTAAAAGGATTAAAGTAGGTAATAGTCTATACAACATATCATTTAAAACAAATAAGTCTTTAAAACGCAAATAATGGACAATTTTAATATTAATCCATCTCCATCTGAAATGAAAGAGCGGGATGAGGTATTAGCCAAGTCCTATAAAAGTCTTATTTACTTTGGAAGGGCTTTCTTACCAAATGACTTTCTTAAAAAGTCTAAGTCTCCAGCGTTTCATTACGATGTAGCAGACAAACTAATCACATCTAAACCCGGCAGCCGTAGTTGTATCATTATGCCTAGGGGCTTTGGTAAGTCGATCTTATCTAAAGCAGCCATTATGCATAAACTTGTATTTGCAAGAGATGATGAACAGCACTTTATTGCATGGGTCTCCGAAGAACAAAGTCAGTCTATTGACCATTTAAAGTATTTACGTAATCATTTTGAAATGAATAAACGTCTTCGGTACTACTTTGGTAATTTAGATGGAGGTGCAGCGGGAAAGCGTTGGACAGAAAAAGATATTGTAACTCCCAAAGGAGATAGGTTAATAGCAAAAGGTACTTCACAAAGACTTAGGGGTCGTGCAGAAGTAGATGTTCGTTATACTGGTATCATCTTAGATGACTTTGAATCAGAGTTAAATACTAAAACGCCAGAGCGTAGAGCGGATATTAAAAAATGGATCGTATCAACAGTGTATCCCGCACTAGAAGAAACACCGGGTAGAGAGGGTTGGATATGGTTAGCTGGCACAATAGTACATTTTGATAGTTTCTTACAGGCAGTAGTAGATGGAAACAAGAAAGCTCAGGAAGAAGGTAGAGATTATCCTTGGGCAGTAACATTTAAGAGGGCAATAGAAGATGGTAAGTCTATTTGGAAAGACCAATTCTCTTTAAAGAAGTTAGCAGCAAAGAAAAGAGAGTTTATCGAAGCTGGTCTAGTTAATAAGTTTGCACAAGAGTACATGAATGATGCGAGAGATATATCTAACGCAGCGTTTAAAATAGATCGGATACAATACTTCAATGGTAAAGTAGAAACTAGAAACAA